TTGAATCAAAAACTAGCTCTGGAAGGATCCCTACTCGACAACTGGGCTACCATCGACCTTAAATCAGCGTCTGACTTGATGAGCTTAGAGCTCGTTAAGACAGTCTTTGGTTCTAAGGAGGTCTTCTTAGACCTTATGATGGAGAGCCGTTCTGGTTACGTTCAAAGTGAGAAAAAGTACTTTGAACTAGCCAAATTTGCCGGGATGGGTAATGCGCTTACTTTCCCTGTTCAGAGTGTCTGCTTTGCGGTAATTTGCATAGCAGCTATTCTGGACTACGAAGGCCGAAAGCCTACGTGGGGGGGAGTTAAACGCGTTTCTAGGCATATTCGTGTCTACGGTGATGATATCATCGTTAGATCCAAATATGCTCACCAGGTAGTGGACTGGCTGGAACAATGTGGACTGAAAGTCAACATTGACAAGAGCTTCCTTAGCGGAAGATTTAAGGAAAGCTGCGGTGTAGATGCGTACGCTGGAGTCGACGTGACTCCTTTGTATTGCAGACACCGCCCAGATGGGGCTTCCACCGAGCCTAGTGCCTTACAGGGTCTCGTAGAGTTTTCCAACCACTTGTGGTTGAATTGCTATTACGAGGCTGCTGAGACTATCCGAAGAGAGGTAGAACAGAGATTGAATACTGTTCTACCACTTGTCTCTAGGAATAGTCCCGGCCTAGGGTGGCATACACGTCTTGACGGAGCAAATCCACAGAAGTGGAATCGCTTCTTACATAGGATGGAGACTTCCACCTATGTACTGGAATCGCTGAAAAGGCGAGACCGGTTAGACGGGTATTCCGCACTTCTCAAATTCTTTCACGTTCCCCTTCTGGGGCGCGCAAGAGATCACCTTGAGAAGTCAGCCATACGCTTTAAACTGCGTATTCGGCGGAAGTGGGTGCCAGCGAAAGCTGGTTAAATCCTAACATTCTGTTAGGTCAGAGACGGCGTCTTTTTGGAACCGGGGGGAAGAATCCCCCCATTATTTCCAAAGACCTTAGATTCCCTTTTGCCTGGC